ATGTCTACACTCGAAAAAATCAAGAGCTACACGCCACCAACACTTCATTGTGGCCGTGAAACCTATATCAGTTTTAATGCGTACGATCCGGCTGAAGGTCGGATGAAGCGCAAGAGAATTAAACTTAATGCCATCGAGCCGAAACAGCGAAAAAAGTACGCAAACGACTTAATCAAGAGACTCACCGAAAAACTCATCATGGGCTGGAACCCATGGATAGAAAAAGAAAACGGCACAGCGTATATGCTGTTCCGTGACTGTTGCGAGAAATACCGGCAATACATTGATAAGCTGCTAAAGGATGGGACATACAGATATGAGACACATAAATCGCTCGCATCTTACCTGAAGAACATGATGGACTGGAACGATAAGAGACTTATCCCCATTACCTACATATATCAGTTCGACAAGGATTTTTGCGTTCAATTTCTGGATGAAATATATATCAATCGTGATAATACCGCATTTACTCATGATAATTACCTCGGGTTCCTCAGACAGTTTGGCCATTGGTGTTGCCAAAAGAATTTTCTAAAGACTGTACCCACAGAAGGTTTATCTGTATTAGGGCGTGGAGCCAAGAAGAAAAAAAGGAAGACAATCGAGCCACACCATCTGAACATGATACATGATTATCTCGAGAAGAAGAACAAACACTTCTTACTTGCCAGCTACATTCTATATTACTGTTTCATTCGACCGGCCGAAATGGCTCGTCTTAAAATCGGGAATATCAATCTGGCCAAACAGACAATTTATATCGAGGATACCATTTCAAAGAATAAGAAAGACGGAACAATCACCTTACCAGTTAAGGTTATACACCTCATGCTTGACCTTGATATTTTTTCATCACCATCCAACTACTATTTATTTTCTGACGGATTCATTCCAGGAAGAAAAAAAGTCTCAGAAAAAATATTCCGCGATTATTGGGCTAGGTATGTTAGGAAGGATTTGAGCTTGCCAGATACTTATAAATTCTACAGTCTGAAGGACACCGGTATCACTGACATGTTACGGCACCAGGATGTGTTAAGTGTTCGTGATCAGGCGCGTCACAGCAGTATTCTGATGACAGACACCTACACCCCACACGACATTCAAAAAGCGAACGAAATCATCAAAAGTTATGAGGGGGATTTTTAATATAATTTTGATGATGTTACGCACTCGAGACATCATTAAAACTAAACAAAAATGGAAAAGAAAATAAACATTGACTCTCTTAATATCGCAGATATAATCAAAAGAATACAGTACAATGAAGAGGAAATATTAGACATTATAGAAGGTCTCTCTGAAGCAGCCAGCGCTCTTTGTTACTATGAAGAAAAGTCACAAAGTATTAAAGCTGTAGTTGATTCGCAGAAGATTTTATGTGAATTATTGCGCATAGAATTGTATTAAGTAGAAAACGGGTAGAAACAGACAACTTGTAGCCTTGTTTCTACCTATTTTCTACCACGACTTTAACATATAGCATAATACCTTGATTTTATGGAATTGCGCAAGTTCCGGCAGAACTTAGGTCTTCCGGGCTCACCGTTAGCCTCCTGAATGAGTCCGGAAACACGGAGAAATGGGAGTTTAGTGGTGGTTCCTGGGCGGTTAGCAGCTTTGAGCAGGTCGGGGCGAAAATAACAACTGAGTTAGATGAAAGAACAAAAGATATAGAAAAAAAAGTAGGATATACACAAAGACAGCTTGTATGGTCAAAACAGCTTACTGGTACTGTTGATGGAGTTCCAATAGATTATAATTTTGAAATGGGAGAAACCTATGTTTTTTCAGCTACAAAAATAAAATCTGTGGATGTAAGTTTTAGCCAGTTTTCTATTAGGTTTAACAGAGGAACATATACTGTTGTTATCAATGATGGAAGCGCACAAATAAGTGGAACTAACTTTGACTATCTGAATGGTAAATATGAGGTTGAATACACAAGAAATGAAGAGCATCCAATCGAACTTGGAGGTAGTGGACCAGCTTTTGCTAATGCTTTGATTGATGTTTATAAACTAGTTAAAATTGAAGGTATTTATGAAAATGTACAAGAACTTTTACCGTTAAAAGACGAAAAACTTAACTACGATACCACCGAATATAATTCTGTAAATAAGTCTGATTTTAAAGAACAGAATGAAACTATATATTCAACCGATGGAAATACTTCAACGGGAGAAAATGGATATTGCTCATCTGAATTTATAGACATAGAAGAAAATGCTTTTGCAATAACAATTTGGAAAATACTTAGACCTATTGGAGCTATACCACCAATAGTATTTTTTGACGAGAATAATGATTTTATTTCTGCTGTTCCGTTTGGCAGTAATAAATATGTAGAAATTCCATCTCAAACAAAAAAATACAAATGGCAGAATCAGAGTACGGATGCAGGTTGTATATTATATAGTTGGCATTATAGAGTCAAACAAATTCTTATTGATTCAGTTAAGTCAAACTTAATCAGGTTGTCTAATATTCAATCTCTGTACAATCCTTTTTTGTTGTTGAGTAATTTAAGAATACTATGTATTGGCGATTCTTTAACAGAGGGTGACCATGGTAAAATTGAAGATGGTGCTGTTATGAATGTAAAACATACTAATTATCCATTCTATTTAAGTAAGATACTCAATAATTTTAATATTACAAATGCAGGGAAATGTGGATATACAGCAAAATCCTGGTATAATGGCGAGTTTTCTAAATATACTTATACAAATTATGATGTAGTCATAATATTAATGGGTATTAATGGAGGATTAACTGATGAGCATATAGATGATGGAGGGGATGTAGAAAAATATCCATTAGATAATACAGCAGGATATACCGCATATTACTGCAAACTTATCGAAGAACTAATTAAGTCAAATAATAAGTTACAAATAATATTATGTTCATATCCACATGTACAGAGTATTAATTTAGAAGGAACACGTATTACTATTCCTAAAATTGCATACAGATATGGGTGTACACATATTGATTTATCTGAAATAGGAGTGTCAGTTTTCACACCTAATTATCTAAACAACATAGATAAATTGCACCTAACGGATTTAGGCTATCAAAGAGTTGCAAGTTATATCGCCAGCCAGTTAGCAGCAAAACTTTCATTTGTTGTAGAATAACCTCCCCGACCGATGAGTTTTCTAATAGGAAATAATGCGTGACACAGTTTATTTTACACTACCGAATAACCCGTAAATATCGGGTTATTCTACAATCATTCTATTCTGCCTAAGTTGGGGGCATTCTGAGTCTAAAAGAATACCATTAAGTCATTCATAGCTTCATATACATTAGAAATTTGCTCTTTTGTTAATGCCTCTGTAATAATATATATACTTAAAGGTTGAAATCTCGGACATGAACCAAAATTAGCTGGTTGTGTGCTTGTATAATTACCCATATATTCTTTGTTTAGAGCCTTTTCAAGTAATACACCATCCCCACCCATATAATACATCGTTGAATCTTCATAAGACCAACACCCTATCAAAGGTTTATCTTTTAAAACAGATATAGGTGTTTCGCTTGTCAATATGTTATTATTTCCACTATGATAAAAGGATATACTTTCTGTTTTCAAGTAAGTATATTGCACAGGGCTTAAAGTGGCATACTGAACAGATTCCTCTGAAGTCGAATTTTTACTGCATGTTATAACGCAGCAATTCATTGCAGTTATATTGTTATTATTAAGTATCTCCGCTCTTACATTGCTGTTTACAGACCCTTGATATAGTCCACTTTTTATAGTCTTATCATTCTCATCAAAAACAAAACCATAATTAGTTGAAATAGATTCCTCTTTAATAGCATCAACGTAAGAATCCAAATTAGAATAATCCCTCCTCGCTTCTGTTGGTGTAGAAGAAAGAAATGGTAATAGCATTAATTTCACTTTACTGAATACACCTATTACTTTAAGCCTGTAGATAAACAATCTAAATGCCGCTTTTTTTGCATCAGATACAGAGGAAAATTCTTGCAAAATTCTATCTGCATCAACTTCACTTGGTATATATGGAACTCCTGTTCCTATACTTACAGCAGAAAAATCTGCTGCACCTAAAATAATGTTTAAACTTGCCATAATAGTTATAATTGAATTTTAAATACTGGTATGTAATTATTAACTTCTAAAGTATATTTTTCATCTTTATTTGGGTTTAAAAATTCACATAACGGATTAATAGTATTTGCACTATCTCTCAAATCTCCACCGCCTAAATAACCATCCCAAGCATAAGTCAATAAAAGTCCTGCCGGATTTTCAGAACACTGTATTATAACCGACCTACCATTTTTTGATATACTTACATCAGTAATAATATTGGTATTATCTGTTGAAAAATCTTGGCTTTCTTCTTTTAGCATTCTAAAACCGTGATATTTTATACTGTCATAATTGGAGTTGATGATACCTGTTATATATGTACCCCCTGCTTTACCAAAGTTAAGTGGAGGATATTTTACGTCAAAATTCAATACTATCCGATATATACCATTATCTTCTGTTATATAGTAATTTAATGGAATCAATGGGCTTATTTCTCTTTTATTTTCAACAATATTGTATGCTTGCAAAGCATTAAGACTTCCTATATGTCTGTAGCAACCTACAAGGTTAGCATGCAACCCATCGCCATGTTGATATATGTACAAAGAAGCACCATGAACAATGTTTTCTCTTTCTATAACGGCATCCATAATTTGTAATGCAACATCATTTTTCCCTTCGTATGGAATAGCTTTAGATGTATCACTTTTATCTGTTGTGTTGACTTCCGAAGCAAGGCTATAACATACAAATATTACATCATTGCTTTGTTTTGTTATATTTTTAATGTCAGTGTTAATCTTGTCAAACAACTCTAATAAAGCAGTTTTATATCCTCCGTTTCTATATGATTCATTGTTTGGATTTATACTAGATTCTGCTTCTCCTTGCAGCCAAGACAAAAATGGTACATTAAAAGATAAACCTTTTTTAGAAGCAATCTTCATGCCTTGTTTTACAGCACCTAAAAGGCGATTATATACATTGACTGTATTAGTTAGTTGTACAACTCCCCATCCAGGAACGCCACACGAAGCAAGTAAAAATTTAGGTAATTCTTCTTCTTTATAGCCATTATGTTCCATCAATAATTTGGAATAGTAAAAACCAAAGTCTCCAACACCATGTATTTGGTCTCCAAGTACCAATTCTTTAAAATCTTCTCCTAAATATGTGTCAAAATCATAGCTATCAATATCATCAATATATATATGTTGAAAATTAACTCCATCTATATTTGAAAAACCTAAACAATTAGACGGATATTTAAACGTTGATAATGAATGGTCTGGACTTCCATAGACTGATAAAGACTGCCCGTATTGAAGAATCATGTTAACATCAGCAAGAAGATTGCTCGTAATCTTTTCTTTTTGTTTCTCTTTAAAATGTACACCTTCATTATTAATTAATAGTGCAATATTACCTGCTTTATCCATAAAAGATATACTATCTTTTTCTGAGAATATATCAGTATAATTAATTTTTTTGATGTTGTCCGTTAATGCTTTAAGAAAGCCTTCTCCATCAATAGCATTAACCGATAAAATTTCAGATATTATTTTTTTTATTTTCAATCCATTTTCACTAATGTGTAACAATATATTACCATTACTATCAGTTACAATAATAGAATCTGAGTTATCGTAAAATTTTTGTGTTTCTTTTTTGTTGTCTTTAATTTCGTTCGATACTTTTTTTGATTCATCGGATAGCTCGGTAAGTTTTTCAGCACCAACCTGCGAAAATTTTCCAACAGCCCAGGAACTTCCGCTGAACTCCCATTTCTCCGTGTTTCCGGATTCATTCAGGAAGCTAACAGTGAGTCCGGAAAACCTAAGTTCTGCCGGAACTTGCGCAATAGCCCCTGTAAGGTCATAGCGGTTGGTGCCATCAGTACCGGATGTCGGATGATTAACCGACACATTATATTCCGTAGTTCTATTATTTATTTTTTCGTCTATCCCATTAAATCCTTTGGTAACTGCAGCTTGGGACATAACTTTATTTTCAGAACCGCTACCAGTGCCTGTTTCCTGGACTAAAGCTATTTCGCCCAAGCTAACACCATCCGCTCCATCGTTACCTTTAGCAGGTTTCCCGGTATCTAAACCATTAATGTACCAGTTCCCGTTTTCCCCGATTGTGGGTGCTATATCAATATTGCCTTCTCCCAATACTGAAACTCCGTTAAGAGTCTTAATATTTTTACCGCTCTCAAGTTGTTCCTGAGCTTGTTCCCATTCTCCATCTTTCTGGCCGTAAAGATTACCATCTTTAGGAGCGTCAATATTTATCCCATCTTCTTTTATTTGTGCCACGTATGCCAGCAGTTCGTTTGTCTTTTCGACATCAAAATTTATAATTCCTTTTCCCATATTAATTTTTCTATTAAGTAAGACAATTAGCAAACCATACTCCACCAGTACAGAAAAACATCCATAGTTGACCGTTCGCAATTTCTACACTGTCATGCCATCCGCCATTACCGAATTCATTGTTACCTTTAATACTTAACCCGTTACCTGACACGGTAATGTTTCCAAGTCCGGATTTCCTTATCCATATAATTTTATCTTTTTTCCCTAGATTATAAGGCAGATTAAGTGTTATATTGCTGTCCGAAGTGGATATTATCACGTCATCTCCACTGGTCAGTGTCTCGGATGACGATGTCGTCCTGACATTCAGGGCAAGTCCGCTTATTTTGATATTCTCAGAATCACGGGCTGTCATCTGTACATTACCATAACTTTCTATAGCTTTGCCATACCCTTTAGCATTACATGTGACATGTATTGCTGAAGGATCATCCTCATGTCCACCACCGGTAAATATGTCTATAGCGGAGCGTTTCTGCGACCGTATTTGCATAAACGGGCCGTTCGAAGTCGGATTTTCATTTATCCGGAACGATTCGTTTGTATCAACATTTATAATAATGGACGGAGATGTTTTATTATTATCAGAATAATTGTACGATAGCCTACTATTCTCAATTTTAAATCCACCGATGTATCCGGCATTTGCGTTAATTGTACCGGTTACATTAACTTCAGTCAATGTGGAATTGGATATAGTAGCTTCTTCAACATTAATCTTTTTGAATGTACCTTCAGATATGGTAGCGTTTCCGGCATATATATCTCCAGCAAACAGACTGTTAACATTAATCAAGGAAGTATTGATTACACCGCCTTTTATTATAGTCCTACCGGCAAGAGCTTCACTTACAAGACTCTCCAATCCGTCATACCCCAGATATTGTGACATGCGGTCGTTCACCTGTTCTACAAAGTCAAGTGCATCATCAAAACTTGACATACCGCTACCACCAAGCACTTCAATAGAACCTTCTACGATAAGTCCCTTGGAAGAAGAATATCGCAAATACCCTTTTTCTCCTTTACGCCCAACTCGCAATACTAATTCCTTTGCTACAGAATCATAATACACTGTATAGATTTCTTTTCCTGACAAAGAATAAGAATTGATTCCTTGGTAGAATGTCAAATAAGGTGCTCCGTCTCCACATGCAGAAAGTACAATTGCACTTTGCCTGTCGGGGTCTTTATCATTACCAAGTTGCACAATTACATCTCCTGCTTGCGGAATATCGCTATCATTATCATAGTCTACAGAAGATAAGTCTATGTAATTATCACCTATTCCGACCACTTTACGCCACCAGTAATGATTACTTATGCCCTCATGCACTCCAGATTTTATGTTAAAAGTCTGTGAACGCACAAAATCACCCACTTTAAATAGGTTTTCTACGGCCGTATCACCATCATCTGTAGAGAAGTAACAACGATATACATCAGGAAAATAAACTTCATCACCATTGAAGAAATATCCTTTATCTCCGTCAAGGAAGTATGCTTCCTGATCTAACTGTTCTACATTTATGATAGTAGCCCGTGCGCCAGAAGCATTGAATAAAAATGATGCCCCACCAAGTTCTGTTTTCAAAATCTCAAGAATCTGGAAAATCGCTTTTTTTCGCACAAGAAACTTATCAACTTCACAATACGAAGAACCGTCTTCATTTTTCTTGAGGGTAAAACCTGCCCCCATTGGGCCAGTGACAAAATCCGGAGATTCAATAAATGGAGCAATGACACCTCCAAGTATCTCAAGAAGAAATTCCGTCTTGTCATTGCGGTCCTTACGCAACAACTTTCTCAGTTCTTCTTCCAGCGTTTTAAAATTATTAGCAATGTGACCAAAGTTACGCTCCCACTTTAAACGCACATCACGCCCGGTATCATTCTGGCCATTCCATGGAATGATATTTTCAAAATCAACTTCGAACTCTGGAATAAAATATTGTGTCTGTGTCGTGTATTTGTATGTCATGAGAATTCTAATTCTTGTCCGTTAAACTCCATAAGAAGTGGCTGCCAGCAGCTTTTTTCTTCATACGTATCCAAATCGCGGTACCGAAGCATATAATCAGAATAGCGATTATGGTCAGTCCGATTACCAGGAAGGAGCTGAGCGTGAAGAACCGTGACAGGCCCATGTGATTTATCCCTGTCGTATGAATAAGACATAAAGCTGAAGGAAAAACTTTTCCCAGCCCTAGTCAGTTCGTGCATCTCCTTAATTGCTTCATATATTTTCATGAAGCAAAAGTACTCTATATACCTCCCGGGAAAAAGGACATAAAAAAACTGCCGGCCTTCACAGGCAAGCAGCCAAAAAGAACTATTTGAATTTGGATTTATAAAAGAAAATTATGAGTAAAACAAGAGGAATAAATAGCCAGCAAAACAAGGGACTAACATAAGGCTGTTTATCAACAGATTTAGTATTCTTATGTTCTGAGGAAGATTCTGTTGAAGTACTATCAACTGAAAGATTTTGAGCTCGAGTCTGCGATGTACTATCGCGATTGTAAGACTTATCGTGAACCAATTCTGTTTCTTTACTTAGTACAGGTGAAGGGTGACCAGAAGAGTCATTCACTACCTGATAATCTCGTATCACGATACGGTAATTATCACGCCATGTTTGTGATAACCCAGATAACGACACATGATCATCTAAAGCGAAAGCCTTATTCTCAGTCTTAATGTCAGTTACATTCTGAATTGATTCATCCAGCCGTGCCGTCCGGCACGACTGGAGTATCAACCCTAACATAACCAACAAAACAAAACCAGTGCAAATGACAAATAAGATATTACTTGAGTCAATCTTTTTCATGATGTAATAAGTGCCGCCTTAGCTCGAGTTAAATGTTCACCACGGTCTTCCAAGCCATTGTATCCACCGTTAATTTTTTTCGTGATTTTCATCAGCTGGTCACGGTCGGCCAGTTCATTCAGCTTATTTCGGTGCCAGAACCATCCGGCCACTAGCGAAGCAAGGCCTGGCTGCTCTACCCGTTCAGGGTGGTGCAACAAATCATATTCATGGTTGGTATATTCGTCGAACAGCTTATAATTTGTCCGGCCAGTAAGCTGAATAAGGCCACGCCCTTTGAAACGAGGGCCATCACCAGGCATCACGTTACCCAAGTCTTTTCGGCCTTCGTATGCTTCTCCGGAAGCAATTTCACGGACATAACGAAGTGAACCACTTTCATGCGCGATTTGGGCAAGGAAATGCGCTTGACGCATTGGGGTATCAATTTCAAATGTGGCCATCGTATCGTTCAGATGCGGCAAGAACTTGTCTATATTAGCATCTGTCGCAAATGGCATAATCTTTTTAAGAGTTGTTTTGTCCATCGTTAATATTCTTTTTAAGTTTATACCGATAAGTGTAATCAATGCCGAACAAGCTACCGGCGAATGTACTCACTTCCCCATAGGCTATTAATACAGAACTGTGTATCTCACCGACCGGAGGTGTCCATAAACCCATTATCAGCATTACCATGCCGCTAACCGTAAGGAACGCGGCCATGGCAAGCTGTATTGTCATCTTTTTATTTTGCATATATATCTGTGTTTGTGTTATTGCAAAATTACCCTATAACCGCCCGATAAAAAAGGACATCAACGGCTGGCATTTTTCTCGAGCATTTCAAGCCTTTTAATACCATCCCTAACGGAACGGACGTTAACCGTCAGGTCTTTTGCAGCGATGGCAGACAGATGTATGTTGGATTTCTGAAGTTCTTTCGCGATAATCTTAATCCATGCCAGAATCTCAGAAGAAGAAAATCCCCCATTATCCACCGGAAGAGAGTTAGTAGTATCATCTGTATATCCACCCGAATAACGCCCGCTCCGGATACGAACCTGCTGGAGTATCTGTGTCGTATTCAGCATACCGATTGTTCCATTTTTCTGCGCAATGTCAAACACATCCAGGAACTGTTTTACGTGCGGGTTGGCCACACCTTCATGATTGGTTACGAATTCATTCTTGTGGACCGGGATAACTCCGTCCACATCATGCGAATCGCCTTTAGCCGTATAACCCTGAACGTAGTCATCCGAATAGCCACCGGTGTAAAGTCCTTTAGCTTCATCAGCCTGCTGCTTGGCCACGGCAATCTGAGCCATACCAGCTATTACTGCTGCAGCTGCTGCAGCTGCTCCTAAAGCAGGTCCAACTACAGGAATACCCGCCATCGCTTTATAGGCTTCCATTGCAGACACAGCCGTACTTGCTGTGACTTGCAATACCTGAAGGGCAAACTGTTTATCGGCATATTTTCGTTTTACAGCTAAAATCGCCTCTTCTTTCTGTTCCTCCAGCTCGGTCGTATCCTTACCTTCTTTCTGGGCTGCCTTAATCTGCGCGTCATAACGTTTTTCAATCTTAGAAATCTCGCTATCCTGCATGGCGTTCATCAGCTGGGACATGGAACCAGCCAACTGGTTGAATGTGTCCAGTGTAGCCTTACGAACCTGAGCGCGTTCTTCTTCCTTCTGTTTGTTTATCTCAGATAACCTATCCTGGTATTCCATCTCGGAGATAATACCTGCATCATGGAATGCTTCAAGAAGAGCCAGCTGGCCATCAAGGCTCTGTTTATATTTGTCAAGAGCGTAGGTATCTTCAACCGGGTCTTCCTCCTCAATGATTTCCATCTGACGCTCCTGAGGCTTCACTGGCTGCTGGTTAGCCAGTTTATTCGCATACAGTCTGTTCGCCTCAAAAGTCATAGCAGATAGAATCTGCTGGTCAATCAAAGAAGCGTCCATCTTAGCTTCAGCATATAATTCACGCTTCTTGCTAAGGTATTTAATCTCCAGGTCATACAACTTCTTCTGGTAGTCTTCTTCTTCAACCAATCCCAGAGCGTGCTGGCTGCGAAGGTCCTTCAGCTGTTGCTCATATTCTTTTTTAGCCTTGCCTACCTTATCGTCCGTATCATTTAATATCGGTTCTGTAAAGATGTCCTTACCTTTAGGTATTTTATTAATAATTGCTATCAGCTGATTTTTCTGGTCAAGTAATTTAGCCAGTTCGGCGGCTTTTTCATCTGTATCATTATCTAAAGCGCGTATAAGTGCTGCCTTTTGAGCCTGGTTTATGTCAGTTCTCGATTCGATAATCTTTTTCTGCTCATCATAATATTTACGATATGCTATTGTTTCTGCGGACAACTTATCTTCAATAATCTGCACTTCAGATTGAGCATCTTCCCTCAACTGACTAAGCTGACGCTTATTAAGCGTATCCATATTTTTAGCTCTATCCTGAACCGAGCGCAAAGAATTCATCTCATCTGCATTCTGCTGCAAAGCATCGTTCAATTTTTTTTGCGACTCCGTAGTTTTGTCCGTCTCATCACGGAACATGGAAAAATATGTAATTGCAGCTGTGGCACCAGAAATGACAAGGCCCCAAGGACTTGCTTTTGTGGCCTTGCTGAAAAGATTGGTTGCCATGGTAGCCGCTTTTGTGGCCACGGTGTATGCTTTTTTTGCTAACGTCGCACCATTAACTACCAGTACATAAGCCGCGATGGCAGAAGTGACCGTCACTATTACACGTTTGTTTTCCATCAGTACAGACACAACGGCACTCAGTCCCTTTACTGTAAGGGAACCGGTGGATACCATGTACTTCATGACGGGGAGCAGCTGCTCTCCCAACTCTACGCGAATGTCGGCAAAGCGTTTTTTGGCTTTGTCTAATTCTGCCTGCACAGTGGAGTTTTGTACGGTAAATTCGTTTACAACAGAAGTACCCTCTATAAACGCCTGATTGGCTCCCAGCTGTTCCTTACGTACCTTTTCCACATTTCCGGCAAGGGCTGAAATCACGCTGGCAGCTTCCGCTCCGGAAAGGCTCATCTTATCAAGAACCGGGGCCATCTTATCCATACCGCCCATACGGTTCAGGGCTTCCAGGAAGATAAGTACCGCTTCGTTCACGTCCTCACTCATCAGTTTGGTGAACTCTTCCACCTGCAGTCCGGCCAACTGGGCGTATTTAGATGGTTCCTGATACAGTTTAAGAATCAATCCTGAAAGTGCCGTAGAAGCCATTTCCGAGCGAAGCATATTCTGGTCAAGAGCCGAAGCAAATCCCATGATGTCGGTAATTGCCATGTTAGCCTGTTTACCGACACCACCCATACGGGCAGTAAATTCAACCAGGTACGGTTCTGCAGCTGAAGAATTCTGTGCTACAGAATTGACTGCAGATCCGACAGCCAGCATATTCTCTTTCAGCGAGCGGTCATCTGTGCCGAACATATCGGCCAGCTTACCAATTTGGGTAATGGCCTCTTTACCCAAGTCCTCACCCAAGGCAACATTAATCATGTCGGCCGCTTCGACGAATTCCTTCACTCCTTCCTTGGTAGAAATACCCAGTTTCCCGGCATCCCCTGCCAGCTCGTTCAGCCGTGTACGAGCCGTACGGGTATCCATCTGCTTGAACTCCTCGTTCAGCTCTTTCATTTCATCTTTAGTCAGTCCGGTATATTTGATAACCTGCGACTGGGCTTCCTCCATTTCGGCGTATTCATTCACACAGCTGCGCATGGTCAGCGTGATACCGGTTAATCCGGCAATCGCGCTGGCCGCTATGGCTCCGTATTTATTGAAACCATCGGTCAGTTTAGACAGGCTGAAACGAGTCTCATTTGCCGTACCACGAAGTTCCTTTATCCGGTTATTGACTTCCTTCAGCTGTTCGGAATACTGTTTGTACAGTTCCGTGTTGGGGTTTAGCTGGCGAAGAATTGCGTTTAAATCCTTCTGCCTTTTTCCCAAATCACGCAACGACAAGTTGGTCAATCCTATCTCCTCATAGAGGTTATCGTATTCCTGCTGCAGCTGCTTGAGAACATTAGCCTGCTGCTTATATTCTTCCGAAGTTTCACCGAATTGTTTTTTTGTCTTCTGGAGTTCACGGTTGGCCGACCGCATTCTTTCCTCCAGTTCAATCATTTTCTGCCGTGCCTGGTCTTGCTGTATCACAATCTCCAGCTGCACCCTATCAATCTTCAAGCTCATATCGTGTTATTGTGTTTGTGTTAATCATCAGCTATCCAGCCATCGCCCATTATCCAGCCAAACGCCGCCGTCACGCCATTTACCATCTGCCAAAATCCATCGCTTATCTACTTCCGTGTCAGGAAGGGAAGCAGGATAGAAAGTTCCGGTCCAAGCGGTAGTACGTCCGTTAGGGCCTATGGTGTATTCTATTTCCTTAGCCAAATAGCGCCTGTTGAATATCTCGAATACAGAACTAGCCGGGTATACATTACTGTCATAGCAAGTTATCTTTACCGGGTTTTTACGGTCTATCTTATACGCATTGCTATAGAAATACTTCTCCATTTCAACCAGGTTGAATGTAGGATAATCAGCTGAAAGCGTAGCTGGCCAACTTGTTGTGGGGAAAAACCGGTCGATAAATGCCAATGGATACGAGTTAGCAGGCATCACACCTATTTGAACCGGATTAAGCCCCATAAAAAAGGCCAGGAAAATATTAGATTTACTTTCTGTTTTCTCAGATAAATTATTCACCATATTGTGAATAGAATCATAAGTTGTTTCATCTGGTTCATCATCCGAAACTGATACGCTAGGGATGTAATATTGACCAAAATAAAATCCACCAGGGTCAATACCTTCAATGTAAAATGCCCGTTCAGTCAATTCAGCAGGAACAAATTCTAATTCCAATTCGGACTCTGCATTTTCGCGTACCAAAGACGCCAGTTCATCTACCATTTCCAAATGAGACATTATACCACTACCTTCCAGATAGATAATTTTTCTGTTCTCCGACTTATAATCAAAAATCGTGTCCGTCACCTGATTTTCCGGTTTCCCAAAGAATGCAAATAAGCCATCATCTATGACTTTCGTCTTAGCCGCTTCTTTTACCACATCCGGAAGGCATCGTAATTTATAATACTCCGTAGACGGCAACTTATATTTAATCGTAGAGTTAATCGCATCCGCTTCTTCCTCTTCTTCTACTTCGACTGTGTAAGCATCAACTACATTCTGCAGGTGTACGTTGCTAACCTTTGGCAGATAAGACACATTAAGCAGGAATGATACTTTTTTGGTGCGATGGTCGATTAAAAAAGAGCCGTTAAACATGGTTTCTATATTCTGAAGGAAATCCTTAGCCGTCCACCCAGGTAACATTTCATTCCATTTATACGTTTCACATACATGCACAATGTATACAGACTTCCATGGGGTGTCTTCTATGGCATTGTACTCGAGTGTATACCCCAAAGCCTTCAGCAGTTCACGCATGTATGCGCACAGATAAGGCTGCGGGATATAATCGTAAGGCTGAATATCCTCTTTTTGGACGATGTATCCGGCATAAGGATTATTTACATCGTTATTGTAGAGTCTGTACAGCCAGATATTTTTATCCACCTGGTGCAGGCTGTCGTATGTCATCATCAGGTTATAATCTACATCAGGATACGTTTTTTTGACATAATCAGTAGAAACAGAACCGCTCACTACCGGATTGGTCTCTTTCATCGCCAACGTAGAAATCAGCTCATCAGAACCAACGAAGTAATTCAGCTCTGAATTACCAGATACCAGCTGAATGCTGACTTTGGTATCTGTCCATCCGGTGATAATTTCGGTACCGTTCAGATACACCCGGTTGTCGGCCACCAGTACGGCCTTTCTTTTAGTTGCCGGACGTTCGGTAATGTTAAGGCGGTTCAAAAAACCGTACAGCTTAGCATTCTCCGGAACAAGAAGAGACAGTTCAATGTCATACGTATATTCACCGTTCTTTGTAAAAAAGGCATTCTCCTGCTTTACGGTGATGGAAAACTCTGAAGGCAGCACTACCTCTACGCCATCAATAAATAAATTAGTCATAGTTCGTGAATTTAAGTCCCATAGAAAGCCCGTTCAACCCTCCGAATATCTGATACTCCCATTCAATCTTATATGATTCATCAGGAATAATATCAACACAATCACTCTCCGCGCCGCGCAAGAAATCACGAAAAACAAGCATGATATGCTGAAGTTCGCAATAAAGTGCCAACTCTCCTTCTTCATCCAGCTGGCCTGGGGAAACACGCTGGCATACGAAGATGAAAGCCTGCTGGGAATCTTTTACATTATCGGATTCACCGACCGCCTGCGCATCCGGATAACTTACACACAAACATACACCGGACTTATTTTGCAACTTTTTGGTCATGTGGGACTCATTCACCGAAAGAACGATGTGTTCAATCTTATTTTCCAACTCCTGATTGGTTTCATATACCAGCTCGCTGATATACTCACGAAAAGCCTTAATATCTATCATAATACTCTGTTGTTGTCCGGATCAGCGAAGCGGAAAGAGAACTCTACCGCCTTCAGTACATTTTTCCGGAAATCGCGTTCATAATTATTAGCCGAAATCACAATATCATACCAGGTACCATCTACCAAAATTTGAGCCTGCTGTGCCCCTACGAAATCATGCCAGAGCTTATAGTCCGATTGCAGGAATATTGCGCCAGAATTTACCGTATATTCATCAGATGGGTTAACCACAAACTTGCGCTCGACACCCCACATGTAGCCCGTCTCACTGTCATCTGAACCCTTCAGCACCATGGAACCGACCGCACACACCGTCTCCGGCACATCAAACATATTCAGGAACCGGAAGATATATTTCTCCGCATAGGCCGTACGGTCTACATGAAGCATCAATCCGCCCACCGTGGCAGAATTAAAGTCCTTTTCGAATAGTTCCTTCAGCCGAGCATAAGACACATCTAGTGTACACACAGACTTATCGCCCACATGCGTATACAGTGTTTTAGTCTCGACTTGTCCGGACAGATCCGTAATTGTAGCGCTGATGTTCTGGCCGGAAGTCAGACAAAAACTTGCATATTCTGACACATCCGGGCGTGTTACCTTCTCGCTGATGGGCGACAATACTCCAGGAGCCGAAGCCGATTTTTTGGAAATGAACCGCGAAAACAGCACATAAGTGTCCGTATCCTTTTCTCCGTTGATAAGAAAGCTGAAGGTACCGGATACCCGCTGCTGATAAGTTGTATTCCCAGAAGGCCACACACCCCATAAGGCTTTTGCACAGAAACGGCCCAGCTTACGCACACGTACCTGGTATGCCGCATCCGGCACATACTCTTCAGACAGTATCGTCTGCCCGTTGAATTGCACCGCAAATGTGATAGTAGAATCCGTATCAATGATGTAATCGGGCATGTCGGCAGCCAGCTCGACAGCGCCCGGTCTTTGAATCACATTCATACTCTGAAAAACTTATTAGTTTTAGAATTAGATGGTAGCAGGGGAATTTCTTCACCTGAAGTACCGTCACGTAACTTTCTCATGCGCTCCAGCCAGTCGGCCGCATCCGCCTCGAGCATGGCGGCCATCCGCTGGGTATCGGCCAGCGATGCAGGCTGTGAATCGGCCATCCCGTTTGCCGCATTGAACCCCTGCACAACCGAATAAGGGATAAGCTGAAGGGGCATTCTCCGCAATGCCACCGACATGGTAAGCAAGGCCAGTGACTTGGATGCCGCATACCTTACATCAGACGTGGCATCCAAAAGTTTATCAAACCCTTCACCATAGGAAGGCGCCACGGTGTCAATCTGTACCTCACGAAGGAAGGGAAGCAAAAGAATATACATCCGCTCGGACTGTGATATAGGGAAATAAGTATCAAACTCACGTCCGGAACGAATCAGCAGGCCAGCCGCATTACGATACGCATCAGACTTCTGCCAATCTGCATCCTTTGATTCATTCAGCCAGCGAATCAATCGCTCCACCGCACTGTAATACGCCTGCAGGTGGATACTGTCATCACGGTCCAGCTGCCACTCCCAGGGGATTTTGTCGGTACCGTCGGAAGACAGCTTCACCTTGCGGCCACTGTCTTCATGACTAACATCGTTACGCTGGAAGTAATGCAGTGTGGCCAATAATGCAATAGGCCGCTGCACCAGCTGAACCAAACGCACCTGGTCGTTACCATCACCTTTCAGATAAGCATTTTCGGCCTTGTCGTATACAGCCCGGCCAATCACCTGGATTAATTCATCCGTAGCATCTTCGATGTCCATTTCTATGGCCGAAAAATCGTTACCGGCATAATAGTTGCCGGTCATCCGGCGCAATTCAGCTGCGCCCTGTTTATTAAGATTGAATATCATGGTTTTTAGCTGATTTTAAAATAGCATCTGCTTTTTGTTTATCATCCAATAACTTGAGCAATACCCGCAATAACTGGGTATTGTCGACCTCTTCAATACCGCCGAATACACCCGATTCCGCTACAGAGAACAGTATCGAGTTCATACCAAGTGACTGTTCCGGCGTGTTATCCTTCCCAGATGAAGTAAAGATGGAAGCAAAACGGACTTCACAGCCATCCAGGATAAACGTACCATTGAACAGAAATTCGCAAAAGCTGGCCATCCAGCAATACACACCCCATTTCAAGTAGTCAGGCATCCCAACAATATCCTTTGCAGCCCTGCCCAATTTCGACGAAGAAAATGGTACACGTTTACCGTCTTTTTTGCGCCGATATAAAATCGCACACAATGAATTAAGATAAGCCACATCATGTGTACGAGTGTATTCGTTCATCATGATTACGGCAAATCGGAATTCACCGAAAGTCAAATCTGCCCCATGCGATGCAGGGCCCCAGAACCCGGACCAGGAAGGAATCAGATTAACCGTTGAATCAAAAGTAAGGGCAATGGTATTTGTCTCTTCGTCTACCCTCCACTGCCAGTCCAATGTCTTGGCCAGCCTGTTCACCAACAGATAATAATCCTTCCGCTTCGATTTCAGGCCACGATGGCGAAGGACATAACGACACCACAAGCGTTTGACATCAGTCAATGAAATAGCCTTAGGTGTCAGTATCAGAAGCATACGCAACTTCAGGAGGTAAGCAAATTCAGCCGGCTGTACCTCTTCCCAACATTCAGGGAATTCTATATCCTGTTTCATAGTCATACCTGGTTTGTGGCCCGACTGGAGGCCGTTACATTATCTTCTTTGTTAATCACTTTGCGGTAAATACCCAAAAACAAATCCTTTTTATCCGGGAAATTGATATGAATGGCGTCATTAATCGCTTCCAGGCATACGTCTTCAGGTATCTGCGTATCCGCACCGTAGAACAGTTTGAGGGCATAGAGCATCTGGGAGCCGGAATCACCCTTCCCGTCGATGATGATATTAGCCAGCGAAGGGTTCAACCCCAGCCCACTTGTCGTGCTCGAGTCGGCAATACGTGATATTTTGGTCAGTGCCTCAATGTACTTGTCGATATTCATCTCAATGGGTTCTATCTGGAACTGGTGAGTCTTGCCGTCTGAAGGGTCTACGTAATCAGTCGTCATGAAGAATTTACCGACATTGTTTTTCCCGGCCATCACATCGGCCAGCTCACGCGACAACTGGTCTTTTAAACTCTCCATCTGAAGATATAATTGGTCATCGGTTAGCTCCGGATGCTTCGCACGGTATTGTTCGGCCTTCTTATTCCAATATTCTTCCGGAACATGCACTACGTATGCTGCCGCAATCATATTTTTATTCAGGTATTCAATTATCTCCGGAAGCGAATTGGCATCATGCATCCAGGGCATTGAGCCGAAGAAGGAGGATATCGCGTACATATTCCGGCCAAAACTCCGCAAACAATGGTATTTCACGGCCACTTCGTGCTTTGCTGGCCGTTGTCGGTCAAATACCGGATATTTGACATATTTCTGACTTCCGTAAAAATCGAAATCCCCGTTCAGGATATGTGTGACAGAATTCAGGTATCTCTCATCATTCTCTGGCCAGCACAGGCGGCAGTCTTTAGACGGCAAGCACTCAAGGCTGTGTATCCACGGACGTCCTACACGGACGGATCGTGCGGACACATACTTGACGAATACACCGTTCAGGTGGTTGTATTCAGTGAATGATTCCCGGATGAAACGGCGATAATCCCAGCTCTCGAGCCATGACTGCACTTCCGGGTCGGTAGTCCACATCTGGACGCGTTCGTTATTCTCGATACCCACACGATACAACATCGGCCCCTGACCGTAGAGCAGTCCAGTCTTACGCGAAAGAATACCTGGTGCCAGGTTGTTTTTCTCGAGCAGGTTACGCACAGATGAAGGCAAGTCGTTATCTGCCCCCCAGGGCACGATACGGACACCGGCCACTGTCGTAGGGCTACACTCCCAGTCTGACACAGCTGATCCGAACAGGTGTGTCAGAGAATCACGAAAGGAATCCATGCGGATGGCATAGGTGCCGACCGCTGTCTCCACAAAATTGATATTACCGATTTTCTTATTCATTTTTTATACGATTTTCCAATATTCCTTTAAGTCTTGCAATCTCTTCTTCAGATAGTCCGTACATGACACGCCCTATCAGCCGATTCAGGCCCCCATACATATTACGTGCGTACCAACGGTTCTTTTTCTTGGAATTCTCACGGATTCCCCACACCTCACGATTGGTGTTTACTTTGGTCTTATTCTTCTTGTATCCGGACATATCGACACAACGACCGTAAGAGAAGAAGGATACACGCTGCCCCGGGTTCTTTCCTTCCATGAATGAAGAATAATTCAGCGAATCAAGGAGAGAACCGGAGTCTATCAACTTCTGTTTATAGATGGCATCTGACAGTGCATCGCACAGTTCCTCTCCAAATTTGGAAAGTTCTTCCTGGATAAAGAGTAATTTAATATCGTCTGAAGCCTGGCTATTCATAGTTACTATCTGTTTTGGTACAAAATTAGCTTCAGACAAAGCCAGAGAAAAGGACACAAAAAAAGCCCCGCCGAAGCGAGGCTAAAAAAAATTTTGCAAAAAATGATCGAATTCTAAGCCAATGCAAAGATACAACAATTTATTGAGTGACAACGTGTCTTGTAATATATTCATCTTCTGTTATATCTCCACGATTCAAACGTTTCCAGTCCTGAAGGTCAAAGGTTATCGAACGGCCGTCATTCGTTTGTATCTGCTCCGGAACAAGGCCCATTTCGGCGCGAATCTCATGGACAAGAGCGAGCACAGAATTCAGGCAAGCATCTGTATCTATACGATATACCAGTTTCATGACTCACCTCCTTTCGATTCGGCTTCAGGGATAAAAGCTGCAATCTCATTCCGGACGAAATAAACCGTACGTAAGTGAGTCAGTATTTCTTCTGCATCCGCATTGAGTGATTTCATGAAATAATCTATGACCTTATCAAGTTCTCTGACAGCACAAGCGGCTCCATCCTGTTCTGTCCAGTTCTGAATTACATCTACTGCTGCATCCGGCACAATACAAGGTTTCATCGTAAACCTCCTTTCTTGCAAAGGTATAACGACACAATGAACCAGCATAGGAAGAGCACGGCTACCAGCCAATGGGTAAATACGGAGCAAGTTAGGATACTGAAGGAAGCCAGTGCCTGGGAAATAAGCACAGCCTGACGGTTAGAAACTTTCTCTTCCATGATAGAAGAGAACAATACGTTTTCACGGTTCAGCCATAACGAGATACGGCTTTCTTTTACCTGACTTGCAGGCAGAACGACTTGATTTTTCATTTTGGAATGCATTTAAAATGAAACAATATGTTGGAAAATACGGGAAGGGAACAAGAAAGGTTCCGCTTTCCCGTTGCATTCCACCTGATACAGGCAGTGGGCGCATTAACGCTCCACACGGGGGTCGGAACCCTATAGGTATATAGCCAAAGCTATGGACATAAAAAATGCCCGCAGCAATGTTTATTGGCGAGCCATCCTCGCCTGTATCAAATGGAATGCATTGCAAATATAGAGTTTTTTTGAAAAAAAACATCGATAAAGGTTGTTTTTTTTCAAGTCAGACTTATAATTATAATAGATGGTTGAAATTAAATAAAGACGCAAAGGAGTCCAGACCATCGTTTTTTAATTATGAGAAATAACAAAAAATTTATTGTTAAAACCAACAAAAAGGAGTGGATATATAAGATAATGGGATACACACCCATACCACCACTTCAACGCTGTCAACAGCTTATCAAACAAGCGATAAAAGACAAGCAATAAATTAAAATAATCGGGTATACATTATTGATACCCGATTATTTTGTTTTATAAAAATTCCGTATTAGTGCCAAAACTTATCCTTTATTTCTTAGAGCTTTCCAAACGACCATTTGCATTAAATCAAGTTATGAACATTTTATCAAATGTCATTAAGGTACAATTTACAAACAAGTTTCCAAATATTTTCATTTTAGTTTGCTACAAATAGGTTAGTATGCAACAATTTAACTGCATACTCATTATTCTTCATCTTGTAAGGCATTTGCATCAGCTGGATGTGCTGCATCATCCTGCTCTGGTTCATTCTGTGCAGTGCCATTCTGAACAAGACCATTAGTCAACAAATCAATCTCCTTATCAAAGAGTTTAAAAATTCTCTTGGTTATCATCAGCAAATTCAACATGATATGCAAAATACCACCAAAAAAGAACGTTCCTATTATCGTATAGAATAATCTATGATAAGTAATTGAAAAATGAATCATCTTCCAATCAACCGTCAAATGCTCACTTTTGCCGAGCGTCAGATTCATAAACAACGATAACAACAACATCAACAATGATATCGGAATCAAATAGCAGATGTTATAAAAAGTCTCCTTAATCAATGGCACTCTCTCCCTGTTATGCCGGGTAACAATCTTATTCATGACAAAGGAGATAAGCGTAGCCAACAGATTTATAAATATCGGAATAAAGATAGACAAGAACAATGTCAGCACATTTAACACCTTGTCATTATCTTTGTAAAACAAAAAGCTCGCACCAAATCCTAACAGCAATGGGAATACAATAAAAATATACACATTGCTTTTGTCTGTTTTCAAAATGCTATAATAGCTACTGAAAATATTCGATATGTTTATAAATTTCAGATTCATTTAACTGAAAATATTAAGTTCTGCATGCTCTTGAATAAAATCGCGAACTACCCTTTTAATGGAGAGATAAGAGGAGAAGTTATTTTCGTTAGCTTCTACTTCTATTTCGTAGTAAGGCCTAACTATATTTTCTTGCCCTCCACCTAAATATAAAGTCCTGGTTTTCGCATTACTTCCTGTACCAATCGTAGAAACGACTTTTTTAGCTCCTCCATCAAAGATATCATTTAAATCCGGAATTTCAAAAAGAGGATTGTTAGAATTTATCAAATTACGTATCGCAGCTTCTTTATTTAAGCCTAATCTATTCTTAAACTTTATAGTAAGCTCCATCGTATAATCAGAATTGTCCAAACCATCCATATAACCATCTGTTCTGTCAGAATGTTCATAGTTGGCAGTCAAAGTCATGGATTTATACCGACCATTACGCAATTCATTCATGTATGTATTCAACACAACATTCTTTCTCTCGACCATATATCCTTGTTCAACACCGTAATGGTCATTCAAATAAGACTTCAGCAAAAGATGCATCAATGGATATATACCTTCATTATCCGTTCTTTCCAAAATCAGCAATGCCTTATTTCCACGCCGAGGAATCTTCAAAAAGTAAAAATACGGCTTAATAACCGCTTGATTACGTGTAACACGATATGCCGGATTCAAGGGGTCATCTTTATCTGCAATATCAAACTCTTTACCATAAAGACCTGTCTCAATAATACCGCAGATATATCTTTCATGAGGACTTTTATGATGAAATTTTACTGTCTCACCATCCTCTGTAACAAACTCCGGTGGAATACGAACTGTCCTACTCAGTGACTCTACATCCCCTGTACTATGACTATCTATAAAGTGAACAAACCCAGTATGATTATCAGAAATCACATTAAAAAAATCCGGGTCACTACCGAAATCAATATAGTCATGCCCTTTTCGCATCTGAATAGTATAAACTTCAATCGTTGTTTTCATAATAAGTTTTTAGCAATACGCCCCAAAGATACGTAAACTTTCGTAACGAAAATGATTATTGGTAAACAAACCTTTAATCTACCTCACTTTGAGATTGTAAATGAAATACCTATTTTTGTGAAAACCAATACAATCACAAAATGAATGAATTTACATTAGAGAAAGAGACTATTAATATATTGTCTTTGGACATTCTTAAATTTTATCATGAATCAGCTCAAAAAAGGTTAAGCGACCACCGCGATCAAGAAAAAAATACGACAGAAAGAGGATACAAGTTACTATCTATCGACTTAGGAATAGTGACAGCTTTAATCAGTTACATATATATTCACTGGAATATAGAGAATCCTATAATACAATCTTTACTTGCGCTTGCTATAGGAACCTTTTTAGCTGCCATCTGCATGATGATAGTAGTATATCCACGCTTATACATACCTTTAGGAAGGAAGCCAAGCGAATTCAGACCCAATCAAATGGCCCCCAACTTAAAAGGAGTCAAAGATGATATTCAATATAAAGCCATTTTAGCTAAAGAATTATCTGTATTAGAAAATGCTATAAAAGAACAAGAAAAATATAACAGAAGAAGAGCTATACTATTTTCTTTTTCCTTTGCTTTAATTATAGCTGGTATTATTGCTTCCTCTGTTATATTTCTGATTTCAACTATTTGCTGAGACCATCATGACCAATTGAAGTCGTACCTGTTTCCGGATGAATAGGCTCCGGATTCGGTAAGTCTGGGATACCATCATAATCTGGCTTCATAGTAACAAATGGCGAACTCCTCACCAAGATAGCCCAAAGGTGTAACCTGCACCTTAATCCGGTTGACTACGGATTTATCTTGATAAGGAGTTCATATTTTATGGTTATAACAACCATATATGGTTAAATGTTCGGGCATTACAAAGATAATAACTTTTAAATAAAAAAAGCGGAACTTGTTGAAAAGTTCCGCCCATTAGTCAAGATATTTCGGTAAGTGTTAATCAAGCGAAATGTACTTGACTTAATTCATTCGCAAACTCATGTACAGATTTTTGTATTTTATCAATAGTAGTACGCGATGGCTTGCGATGTCCTGTCGCATAATGGCTTAACTGACTCTTGTTGATTCCTGTAATCCGAGATAATCCAGCAAGAGAAAAAGCCTGTGTGTAATAAGAGAGGAAAGAAGCCATGTCATACTTAAATTCAAACTCAACTTCTTCAAAAGGCTTTCCATCACGTTCGTATGATGATTTAATATCCTCATACCCTTTTTTGAAATCCTCAATAGCTTCTTTAGACGTTGCGCCTGTAGCAGTAACCAAATAGTCCATATCATCCGCATCCATATAGATGCTGTAGTTACCGTCAGAAGCCATTTCAATAATAGCAGATACCTTTTTCATAATCGTGTATTTTTTAATGGCAGGACTTATTTCAGTCCTGCCGCTTTCATAATTGCTTTTAATGTTCCGGTTGCGACTTCCTGTTTTCCATGGTTACTCATTCGGAATCGCTTCCCCGTTTTCGGACTTTCCCAGACTGGGTGTCCGTTCTGTTGTTCTCCAGTGTCAAAGCACCCGGCTTTTTTAATCAGCCGTTCCAATTCGTTGTACTTCATTTCAATGTTCGCTTGATTAACACTACAAAGATACTCATTTGAGTATCATTTACAAAGAAAACAACCATAAATGATACTCATATTAATATCATTTAACAAGAACTATAAAGATAAACGATTCGCTTTTGCGTATAAAAATCGCCGTTTTCAGGCGTAAAAAACGAAATACCTTATTCCCCGCCGCCCGATTTGCCGACAAACATAGTGCGAAGGCAAATCGGGCGGCGGGCGGCCGATGCGCTGCCCACCTCCCTAAACGCTGCTACGGCCATTTGCAGCCCCTACAAGCGTCCTTCGTCCCCATAGCTGTAATGACTTCCATCCGTTACTATCACGTGGTCAAGAAGCCTGATATTCATAATTCGTCCCGCTTCCAATAGGGCATGTGTCAGGCGGTCGTCATCCTGACTTGGGCGGAAATTACCTGACGGGTGATTGTGACAGAGTATCATGGTAGTGGCATTACAAGAAAGTGCCTCATGTAAAATCACTCTTACATCTACCTGAGTAGACGCCAGCCCTCCGACTGAGATACGCTGTTTGCGGATGATTCGGGATGCCTGATTCAGGAAGATAACCCAACATTCCTCTACCTTCAAGTCTGCCATGTAGGGAAGCATCACTTCGTAAACATCTGCGCTGGAAGTTATACGCTTGTAGTTGTTCTTCCGTTCCTTGATTCGCTTGTATAGTTCAATGACTGCCAGTGCCATATCTCGGCGTGCCGGTGTCAGCAAGTTGCAAATGTCTTCTATCGACACATTGCTGCCGTTCGCTAACATGGCGTTTACCTGATTGCTTGTTTCCTTGTTGTTGGTGAGCTGATAAACTACTTCTGCGTCGCTCAAGTGGCGGCATTCTCCGCAAATTTCGAATAAATCTTTCATAATGTTGTTTATTAAATTGTTATACAAATAAGGTTTTTGCTAAAAACATACCTCCCAAAACTGAAGCACCCAGCATTTCCAAATGGCAGGCAAAACGAGCGTAGGAGTACCCACGGGTTATCACGTCATCGAAGACAAGCACTTTTTTACCTTTGAAAAACTCCTTGTCGAAATTGATTACCTGCACGTCGTTTACGTGCTTTCCTGACTTGCTCTCGTGGATTGCCAGCCGTTCACCCTCTACCGTGATATGGCTGTATCCGTTTACCGCTCCCGATAGTCGGGCCACTTCTTCCGAAAACTCTTTGTATCTGATTTCATTTTTCCGCTGGCTGCTGGCTGGGATACAGACAAACACCATGTCACTCGCTGACGTGCCAAACTGCTCACGGATTTTCTTTGCGACAAGCTGGGCAGCTGAATCGGCACATCTACCGTCTTTGAATGCCCACACAAACTTTCTCACCTGCCAATCTCTTGCGCTGGCCTGATATTTTGTGGGCAGGTAGTCAAAAAAGTTGAACATGTACTTTCTGCACTGGTTTAGCATGGATTCGGTAAAGGGTTTCATATCGGTAGGTTTTAAATTTATTCTGGTGCCGAGCTCGGGTGTTGAGCCTTTTCTTTCTGCTCTTCCTGCTCTGAGCTTTTTTTTATTCCGTTCGCTTTCGCTGCGGTTTGTTTTCGCCTTTTACACCTGCTCAAAAGGTGTTCTGAAGCGTATAAAGACAAGTTTTCCGGAAAAGCCCGGCCTTGAATACTACCCTGAAAGGGTGGAGATTTTTTCAGGAACAGAGCTTGAACTTGGCATACGAAGCAGAACATTTACCTTTGCAGGTACAAAAGGCATAAACCGTAGCGGAAGTGATACCGAATTATTGGCGAAGAGCAGACAAAGAAGAGCAGTCAAGCAATACATAGCTTTAGCTATACCGCCAGTAGGGAGAGCAACGGGGCGGGTGGGCCGCTGCGTGAACGCCTTCGCAACCTCAGAAAGACTACCGAGTGTCTTTCTACCTCTTTACCCGAAAAATCCCCATTCCATCATCAAATAGCCTGCGGTTGCCGATGGAATGGGGATTTTTCGGGCGCGAACCGATGTAAATGGGGCGATTTATCTGAAATTCGGGGCGAGTTTTTAGCGTGAAAACTTGTCCCAGCAAATCTAACGGACTGAAACAGAGGTTTCAATCAGTGGCAGGAATCAAAAACCCTTGGTTTTTGTTACGTTTATGCCCGACGCGCGCCGCCCAGCGGTTGCGATTGCAACTAATTTTCGCCTTGGGAAATGTGACGCAGGCGGAATCCCACCCCCTGCAAAACGGCACAAAAAAATGCACCACCGTAGTACGGCAGTGCATCCAACCATCCTTAGCGAACGGTCTATAACATTATGGGGCATACGATGTCACCTTAGATTGCCATATACGCAGGAACTCCTTACGCATGAGCAGGTACTTGAGTGCATCCGTCAGGTTGGTAGATTCTTTAGGCAGACGTTCACGCGGCAACTTATCACCAGTCTTTTGTTTTACCACCATCTGGCTACCACCATCATCTACTAATCTGGTCTTGGTTACTTCCATCTCAGACTTCAGGTTAGGACAGTTATACTGGTCTATCAACAGAGAGAAGAGCTTACCAGCCAGGTTCCCGGACAGCAGGTCAGACATAAACCGGTACTCCAGATTCGAACCGATATTCCCTTGTCCTATAGACATTAACTGTACACGCCATCCGGTCCTTCTACCTTCTGCATCATATTCAATGGCATTCTTAATCTGTGTGGCCATATCCGCCTTCACCCCCTTGTAGTTGTTCATCGCACGGTCATAGTACAGCTTCAGCACCTTGGTACGCCGGGGAGCGAAATACCGGACGAACTGTGCCCCCAGTTCCCGCACGGTATCCGGAGGAAGCGTGAAGAACTCCTTCAGCACACGGTACTCACGCCCCAGCTGCTGCCCTACCACCAGAGACAACATATTACCAGCATCCATCCCTGCCTCGAGCGGTATGTTGTTGTTATGGTAACGCAATACCGTACAGTCTTCCTGCCATCCCAGCGGCTTCTGGTCTATAATCTTATTCAGGAACCCGTCTGCATAGAAATGCCGGATGGACAGATTCGGGTAGAACAACATGCTGGCCTCTATCTTCGGGATAATGGAAAGGATATTACAAGACAAACCCTCCAGCCCTTCAGCCAATTCATCAGAGAACCAGTCCAAGCCCAATATATCCGCATTGACATAAGAAGAAGAAATGAAAAAGAACGACACACGGCGACGAGTCTTAATCCATCGCTCTTCCCAGCGTTTCATATTACGACGGGCCAGTTCGACTGCCCTGGCAGCTTTATCTACCTGATTCTGTAATGTCCGCTCAGTACGTTGCCGTTCGACCAGTTCCCGGTACTCCTGCAGGTGCGACACATAGGTCTTCTTACATTCGTTATACACCAGTCCGGCACGAAGCATGAGCATAATCTGTTCTTTTTTATTCTGCGCCGACAGCTTCAAAATCCAATCGTATTCACCCAGATGGTTAGGGTTCGGCATATCGGTAGTCAGTGTCCTGGAACGGTACCACACAGACTGTCCGTAACGCACATAGAATCCACGTACGGCCTTCAGCAAGTTGGTAAACTTCTCTTCCGGAAAATATTTAACCTCGTCGCCAAACACGCCCACGTAGGAACGTCCGGCACCAATGGCCAGACGATCCAAAGATATGAAGGTGAAATTAAAGCCCGTGTAAAATACCATGGTATTACGCCAGTCGGTACAGACATTATACATTCGCAACCGCCATTCTTCCGGAGGAGCTTCGTTGATTACGTAATGCGTGCCAAGTTCCCACCCGAGGAGCTGGAGTCCGTCAATCAACGATGGAATCACGTTCTTATGAAGGTCAGAGTAGGTATCAGCCACCCATGCGAACGGGGCGCCCGGACAGTCCTGGGCTGCTTCCTGCACCCGCTCGGACAAAACTTGCACAGTCTTGGCAGATGCACGACCGGCCACCCAGTAGAGCGACCAGGGCATCATGATGGCAAGCAGCTGGGCCGTCCAGTTGGCAAAGCGTGTTTCCACGCTATCCTCTGTAATTTTCAGTTTTTTCTTGCGTGTCATCGAGAATTTCCTCAAAGTTAATATCTATTACCATCGCATCACGTTTAATGCGTGTACGGTCTTTTTCTGTAAGGTCAGGAATCTGGTCAACCTGGGCGGCAAGCGCTGTCCGGTCGATGGAAGGCACACCAATCCGAGTTGAATCAAGAGTATAGACTTTTATATCTTTCTCTTTGATTTCCTGTCGTTTTACCTTATCCGGTTTATCAAGTTGTTTAACCTTCCAAGCCTGAGTCAGCAAATTGCCGTATATCTCCATATCCTTCGCTCCTGAAGACGAAAGAAGTACCGTCTGGGCAGCTTTCATCAGGTTGTCGTAAATCATATTACGATGTGCGGCAGGCTCAATGGTATCATCCAGGTAAAACAGATTCACGGCCTCGTAGTACATTTCCCTGGCACGGGGACGGGAACAGCTGAAAGGTTCGTGCATGAGCATGGAGATGGCACGATCCTTTCCGTATTTGCGCGTAATGCCGACTACGGCAAAAAGCGCATTATAGTAGTCCTGCTCTTCTTCAGACAACTGATATTTGCAACCGGACTCAATGTAGTCCTGCAGCTGCTCGTAATAAGATTTCTCAAACATCTAAATCATCAAAAAAAACTTTTGAAACATTATTTTTGAACTCTATGGAACGGCGCATCTTGTCCAACCGCTGGGCCTGTGTCACATTCTCACCCGTGGCTGCCGCATCCGCCATGGAAATGCCTTCTTTGGCCGTCTGAAGGAGCTGGCCACGGTCATAATGATACTTCAGGGGTGACATAAGAAGGCTATAATAGAACATAAATTCGTTTACCTCTATGTTGTAGTACATGGCTATCTGCTGGGGCGTGTAACCTATCCCAGCCAGTTTCTCGTACTCTTCTATGGGGATACGGGAGAACCATTCCGGACGATTCTTATCTGTCCATTTTATTACCGATTCTGAATTCATAGACTTTCTTCGATTTTAAAAATACATACTGTTCCTCGAGGGCATTTTCTCCATAGTTTCCGGAACCTTCCACCACATAGCATCCGGTATCCGTGTCCAGGCAAGTCACTTTCTTGTGTGTCCATCCATAGGTAAGCGTAATAATACCCTCGTTATGCAGCTGCTTGAGTCGGGCAAAAATCAGCGGCATACGGAACTTGAGCGTTTCGGACACATGAAGATGAACGGTACCAATCAACCCTTTATCCTTGTACCGCAACAGCGCATTGATAATGCGCTCGTTGGTGGAATAAGTGGCCACATAGATGTGTCGCACGTAGCCGGCATGGCGAATCAGGTACACAATGAAGGTAAAAGCAGTGAAGCTCTTACGGGTTTCAATGAAGAAGGCTTCATTTGTATCCGGAAGACGGCCGCACAGTTCCCGTAGATTATTCAGCTTGAAACACAGAATATTCTCGAACCGCTGGGAGTACATGCGCGACTGTCTCACCTCGGCAAACAATTCGTCCAGATTGAAGTACCTATTCATCGCCCAGTAACCGGTTTATCTCTGCCAGCTCGGACTGGTAGGCTTGAAGCCGTGCCCTCCGCTCCAGCTCGAGGTGTGGCTTATCCCGTTTGGCCATCTCATCCTGAACCCGCCAGATGTTGTTACGTAATCTTTTCTGACGCACCATGAGCTGCTTCACATTCAACGTCAATAATTCTCTCCGGCGGTGAAATGCAGTAAATATCGGATGTTTGCCCAGGATGGAATGATGCTGCTGGTAGTAATTCAATTCTTCCCATATCATCCGGTTCTCGAGATAGGAGTTAATCAGTTCCCGAGCCACCTTAGCGCACTGTTCGGTAGACGTACATTCGCGAAGCTGCTTATGCAAATTCACATAGGCGTGATATTTGGTGAATTTTCGCGATGCCAGTGCTTCGAGTTCAGCCGGACAATCCGGTTCGGAAAGGAAAGGGAACTCATCACGGAACGATTTAGGTTTACGTTCTGAAAACAGCACAACCTGGGAAGATGCCACATAGGTATAATCTTCATCAATCCCATATTTTTTACACAACCAGTCAATCATCAGGCGGCGATTAGCAACCGGATTGGACTTGATCAGGCGTAAAGTCAAAGAGGGTGCGCCCGCCTCGATAAGAAGCTGCACACCCTCTTCGGCGTTCGCACCTGCACGCAACCAGGTGAGAATTGTTTGTTTCATTTCTTAGTATCCAGGAATGGGTTCAAAAATTTCACATTCTCCTGAAAATACTTCAGGTAAAGGAAACATTTGTCTGCAATAAGCCGTTCGACCGTCTTTGAGTCAGGCTTCTGTGAGACAACCGGAAGAATCCATCCATCCGTATGAAAGTCCAGACGAATGGGGTGTACCGCATACGCACAACCATATACAGTGAGTAAGTGATACTTTCCAGAAAGGATTTCCGGACATTCTTCAAACATCTCTGTCAGCTTTTCTTTCTCCAGCAATACCGGGCAATGCGTATTGTAATCATACGCTGCAAGCCGTAGCGTATCACTCAGCAAAGCCGCAGTATTTTTCATCATAACCGCTTCGGCTCCGGTATAACGATTTGGATTGAGCATACCAAAATGCTTAAATATGGCGATATGACACAAGCCTACATTATCTATCAGATAGGAACCAGGTTCAATCAGGATAAATTTTTCAGACACAGACTCAGATACTATGGCCAGCTTCAATACCTCGAGAATATCCAACTGGCTTCCTTCAGCACCATTGTATTCAATATGCTCAATAAACATATCCTTAGTATATTCTACCTGGTCACCAATGGTGACAAAGCGAATATTTTCAAGCAGGTATTGAGCACAAGATTCAATCACCTTCACAACCTCTTCTTCCCGGTGTTTCGCCTTGAAAAAGGGAATCACGACAGTATAAAAAGGATTTACATCCTGCGCATTCAAATCGTCTGTAGCACCTTCAGGTGAAGTATTCACCGAATCAGAATCAGTTTGAGCTTGTAATGTGGCGTCTGTTCCTTCAGAATTATTTTCGGATGCTGTATCCACTGCACCCAGATTTTCTGCAGGCTGCTCTACTGTAGCAGCCTGCTCTAAATTTTCTTTTTTCTTTGTCATACACCTTCTTCTAATGAAGCGGCAGCTGCCGCTGTTAAACCTAAATAAGCATCAATATCCGGCTCTCCTGTCTGAGGAATCAGATTCAGGGGAATACGTCCGATAGGAGTTGTAGGTATCTCGGATGCCAGTTCAATCGTATTTTTGCACGCCTCCTTATCGTCCTGGCCTTCATCAGAACCAAATCCCAAAGGAGTACAAGGAGTACCAGCGATTTTCGCATCTTCAGTACCGCAATTAATCACGATAGAACCTAAGTCTTCATTCACTAGGGTATTGCGGCAAATCGCCATTTCTTTAGTGTCTCCTGGTGACTCCCATGCTGTATGATGCAAGTACCCCTTAGCATCGGCGGAACCAGTCAGAGTATCCCATGATTTAATGGTACTGGATGTACCATAGACAGCAATCGGTTTTTTACCTTCTGCAAAGGCAAAAGCAGTCACCGTAATACCATCAGTATCTTTCTCAAAGGTTTTTACATCTTCCCATCGGAAGAGAATCACATAATGCTTCTTGCCCTTCGGTCTACCGGCCGAAGAGCTTGTTTTTTTAACTGAAACTAAAGTTTCTGCCATATTCAATATCTCCTATAATTATACACCCAGTTCTGCAGGTGCCAGTTCATCCACCAATGCAGTAGGCAAATACGCAAAAATAGCTTCCTTTATCCAGAATCCGGTACCTTCACGCCACTCACCCAGCACCTTAGCCTGGTAATCATCAGAAGTCATTCTCAAGCCCATGGTTTTCGGGTCTCTTGACATAAGGTGTTTGAAATTTTCTTTCGGTGTAATAAAGAACGCTCCGGTACCACGCATTCCTTCAATCGGACCGAAAGTGAAGCGAGAAAAATCGACCTTGATTTTTTCTCCGTCTTCATTTTTAGTGGTAGGATATTTGTCGCGATATGCACGACCGTACTTGACAATTAAGTCCGGGTCCGCATGAATGAACATGGTTTTATTCTTGTATAACGGACTTACTTCGTCTACCGCCTGTTCAATCTGCTTCAAGAGTTCTTCGCCCTCACCCAGTTCTGCCGTATCATTAAGCAGCCAAGTCACATCGGTATCAGAAGCCTTCTTCAAATCACACAACTGTGTGACAAAGCCATCACAAGTTTCTTCAGCCTTGTTTGGAGTAAACGAATCCTCAGATGCAACCGGATCTTTGTAACGTCCCTTACATAATGCCAGTTCGCGATCTTCATCCAATTTCGGACGAATAAGCTGTTCAACAATATAACGCACAATCGGCATATCTTTCGGTTCCAGCTTCTCATCATACAAATAACCCAACACATCGTTGATAATGTCTGACGGATAGATGGACACGTTGATTTTCATCGGGTACATCTTAATCGTCATAGGAGTAAATTTGGATTTGCCTTTCGGGGTGAAACGCGGGGTAAATGTCTGCAGCACGGAGTCAATGGCAGCCTGAGAAGCACGTACTTCAAATTTATCGGTGATAATCGTCGACATATAACCCGTACATGAAATAGGGCCTACCAATTTGTTGAAAATGGAAATTTTATCAGAAGAAACATACTTTCCAAATTCAGTTTTCAACTCGTTAGTATCGACGGTAGAATCACCTGTCCACACATCACCTGCAGCTGCTGCATAATACGCCTTGTTATGCATCAGACTCATGTCCGGCTTAAATTCCTTTTTCATCTTACCATCTGTTCCGTTTGTGACCTCTACACCACCTTCACCTGGTAACTTACCCAATTTTTCATTTTCAGCCTTCAGTTTTTTAATTTCGTCCTGAAGCTGAGCAATGGTAGCCGCATCCTTTTTTGACTGGGCTTCATATTCATCAGCTACACCTTTAACCGATTCCTCGGCAGATACCCCTTCTTTCTCCTCCAGTTCAGCCAAATCCTTGACGAAAGCATCCGTAAATTGCTTTCCCCATTTTTCAGTAAGTTTCTGCTGATCACCGGCAGAAAGAATGGAATGGCCATCGGCATCCTTGGCAAAAGAAGAGATGCCCAGAAACGACATGACGGCAGTAACCGTCAACAATAAATTTCTGTTTCGCATTTTATTTTATGTTTTTGGTTTGTAAATAGGCAGAAACCGCGTTGTCTCTTGCGATTTCACGCGCCCTGTTAATTGCATACTGTTTATCACCGATAGAATCAATCAGGCCGTATTTCAGTGCGTCCTCTGCATAGAACATACGTCCGGAAATGATACCCTCTACTGACTTGTCTAATTTCTCCCCACGGCGTGCTACCACTGAATCCTGGAATCGTTGTGCCAGCGGATTCAGCTCTTCGCGTTTGATAAGGTCATACTTGCCCTCTTTAGCCGCTTCAAATGGTGCGTTCTTATAATTGGACAAATCAGAGTATATGGTGTGTATCTTGACACCCTCTTTCTCGTAATACTTGGCATAATCGGGAAATGACATCATTACACCGATGGAGCCGAACTCGGAAGAAATGGTATTCGATGCGATAATCTCGTCACAGAAAATGGCCGTGTAATAGTTGGCAGAAGCGCACATATCGCAATATGCGATTGTAGCCTTCCCACTTTTACGCGCAAATTCAATCGCCGCGGTCAATGGAGCGATGGCATCCACACAACCACCGCCGGAATCCATATCCAATATAATTCCAGATATATTCGGGTTGGAGGCAGCTTCATATATCATATCGGCTATCTCGGTAGTACCATACGCGCAATACGTGCCATACTTCAGCATGGTACCGTGTACGGGAATAATTGCTACGGTATCAGCCGGAAGGTCTCCGGCAAAAGAAGATGTCCGGCTCATCTCCTTGGAGTAAGCCTGACCTTCGATAGGTTTACGATCTGCCAGCGTTCCCTCTGCAGACTTGTCGAAGGAACCAGTAATAATCTGCTCCAGAATTTGGTGCGATGACTCCACGTCACGCAAGGCTATAGCCCATTGGGAGCGCATAATGGCAGAATACAGGTGTGATAAATGCATAGTGTAATTATAGTTTTTTCGTTGCTACAAAAGTAGATGCACTATACCACGCATAAAAGGACTATAAAAACTTGCTCGATTCCGGCTGCTGCCCCTTATATGTCAATCGTAAAGCATGGGGAGAACCGTCACCTGACAGGCTTAGCACCACCGGGAACTGGTCGGTACCAACTACCCTCGAATTGCCGTCAGTATAATCCAACCGAACTAAAAGATAGATTCCTATCCATGCCATTATTTCTCTCTGATTCTCTTGAGAAGAGTCAGAAAACGAAATTGTGAGATTAACCTCGTAATTTGTACCATCAGAAGATAACTGCTCGCTAAATTCAGCAGATGAAAATTTCATTTTGTCCCAAATGCCCGATACCTTAATCTGTGATACACCTGGAACATTAGTCACCGTGGATTCAGACAATGCGATAAAAGACACGCCGCAAATTGCAGCCCGTTTACTTTCTCTATTTTGCATAATTGCTTAAAGTTTAAGTAGTTTTGCACGTGAACCTGCAAAATCAATTAAAGATTAATGTGTGAAATAATATTAAGGGAAAAGGCTTAATTGAAGTTCATTGGCAATCTCAGTAGTTATGCGACGACGATTACGGTAGTCATACTTTTTCACAGTGTCGTAATTAACTGCATTTCTCTTGATATTATAGCTATGAAGAAACGCCTGGATAATCTTATCCTGCTTGTACCCCTTCGAATAGCCTACAAAGAAGTATTCCTTGATACGGAGCCTGAACTGAGCTTCGATGAATAATCGCAGCTGCTTCTGCTTCCATTCTGGAATGTAAACAAAATTCTCACTAAATATGGCATGGTTCCATTCCTGCACAGGGAGAATTATCCGGAAAGGATTCTCCCCCAGCTCTTGCTTTCTTGGTCGGTCCGTAATGGTAACCATTGCCTGGATCATGCGACCTATCTCATGTGTACCATCCGCCATCAGCTCACCCGTACGCCGGTTCTGCTTCAGCTCATGGTATAGAAAGTCCTGAAGATGCGGTGCCAAATCAATAATAACGAAAGGTCTGTCCATAATTATATATGCTTTACGCAAAGATAACCATAATGCGGTAAATATCTCGCATTAAACCATACATATCAACCCACCTTTCGCATAGATAGGTCTAAAATTCGTGCTTGAGTGCACAAACAGCCTTAAAAAATCATATCTATTTGATTATCAACATATAAAAACCGTACTATTTTCGTACAAAACCCGTACAAAATCGAGTGCGCTGGTACTTTCGTGCATTTTTCGTTAGAAAGTACGGAAAGTGCGGAATCGTGCAAAAAGAGTGCAGACAAAACATTTTGAATATCAATTAATTAAATGAATAAAAATTCATTCTGCACGATTGCACAATTTTTTTTCTAAAATAAATAAGGGTATATTTACAGCCTTAAAAAAAATAAAAAAAAGAATATTATTATATGCCGGATTCCGCTTTTTCGCACAAATGCACACCAATTCTTAATCTATCTAAAAAAGGGGTGAGAGGGGAAAAGCCGGACAGGGGAAAACAAATGGCGCACCGCACGCACAGAGTGCGTACAGTACGCCAGGGAAATGCTTCGACTATGGTTTTCGATAAATGCTTCGACTGTTGTTTACATCAAATGCTCAGGGTAATATGTATCGCATAAGAATTCGAATTCACGGGGGAGCTTTCGGCACCCAACTATCACCGCAATACCTCGTGCGGCCAGCTCGTATAAACGCTGGGTCGTGGATGGGCTTTCGCGGAAATTAAAGTCATCTACCAGCACATAATAGGCCTCTGAGAGTTCGATGTCATATACGGAGTGCTTCAGAATCTTCCTGGCATCGCTCCTGATGGTAGCCAACCGGCAGCGCATGGCCAGCTCGCAAACCATGTTCGTACGCTGGTTATTATCCGGACTGATGCAGGTCATTATTTTGTTGTTTTTTTTGCTCATATAATTTGCTATTTATTTGGTAGTTAGCTGAAAAAATCGTACCTTTATAGAGTAATAAATTGGGGTATCGCATACCTACTTTGAGTAGAAATGTCTGCTCAAATGCACAGGTTTTACGTATCCTGGTCTTCTGTATATTTTCCGGTAATCTGCCGAAAATTCAATCTTATCCATACTTATGTCATCGTGCTGGTGATAGTATATGTACTGGCAGACTACCTTAATAAACACATCAATACTTTCTGGAACAACCACTTCATATACGTTAATAGTATCTCCCGGTGCCAGTCCGTCAAGCATATTATATACTTCTTCCTGGAACTGAACGAATCTCACAATATCTAAACGGTATACGTCCAGTTCGGAGTCATCATTCAATCTATATTTTGATAAATCATTATTCATCAGTAAGAGATTCTGCTATCATTATTATTCACAGCCTTTTGCTGCGCATATTCAGAAGATGCATAGTACTCAGGTGTACCAATGGTAAAATATTCCACACCCCCTGCCTTATCGTCCAGGATAGGATTACCTGAACGTGCGTCAAACTTGCAAGGCTTCCCGGTCACCGGGTCCAGCTTCTGCGGGTTGAAGATGTAGCCGCGGAACTGGCAATACTTCAGCAATCTCTTCTTGAACTCAGTAGGAGAATTAGAGAACTTGCGCATGTTAGGATCATAGTTGCAGTATTCATCATACAGTGTCTTACGAACCAGCCGGACATTCAAGTGAGAATCTGCACTGAAGTATTCATCTGCCCAGGAAATGAATACCTCAGTGATTTCCTGACGTAACCTACGTTCAATCAAACGCTCCTGCGGTGCCTGTACGACTCCAAACTGAAGGCAGAGCTGCACGCAATTAGCTACCAGATTCCAGCACAAGTTCCATTGTTCAAAATCCCATTCCGTAAAGAAATTGCACCCGAAATCATCTATCGGCTTATGGGTGTCGTTGTAAAAGTCACTGAACCCCAACAGCCATTGACGATCTGTGAAAGAAGCACCTTCACCCCGGATGGCATGATTAGTAGCAATGTATATCTTTGGGGAAGTCTCGTATGGAAATGTAATACGGCGGCCGCCCTTATAATTGACTGTCCAATCCCCTGTAAGATTTGGGAATAGACGTTCAAAGTTAAAGTTCATCAGCACGTCATCAATAAATACCAGTTTGGTATTCTCCACCACATCGTTCCATACGAACTGGTCCTCCAGCAAGTCTTTCCGCTTCCCGTTCACGTAAGCTGAAGGCAGAATATGTTTCATAAGCACACCGATAAGCGATTTACCGGAACGCCCATTTGATTCTCCCACCTCTGATTGCTTTCCGTCCATGCCAATGACCGCGCGGTTAACGGATACATCCTTGTACTCCATTGCCATATAACCAATCGCACAGAGTTTGGCCAACAGATGTTTTCGGTTCTCGAGTAATTCCTCCGGTTCAATCTCCATTTCTCTTTTACGCCAAGTGAAGTTGCTGGTATTGATCAGGAACTGTAAAAAATGACAGGTCTTCCCTTCCGGAGACAAGGTATAGTCCAGCGTGTCATCATGCCCGGTGAAGGTGATCAGTGGGCGGCCAAGGTATTTTGCCGGGAAATCACGTCGCTGTTCTGCCCATACATGATGGGTGATTGACTCGTATCCAAGCTCCTTCACTTCATGCTGGGTAACACGCCAGCAGTTTTTCTGAAAATAGAATATTTGTTCGGTACCTACCGGATGAAGGAAGTCCGGATATATAAAATGAAGTAGGGATAATTTATCCGGCCCTACATACTGTGTCACACCCTTAGACAGCATTTCGTTGATAGCTTCAGAACAGTTGTTTTCCGCAAACTCAAAAAGGAAGTCGCGGGCTTCTGAAGCCTCGATTACACGTACAAATGGCTGCTCCAGCCGGATGAACTGGAAAGAACCATCCAGTCTCCGGAAGCGGCCAAAGCCACGGTTCTGCAGAAACCGACGGCTGGGTACATAGCGGAACTCATATTCCGTGTAAGTATCACCGCTCCGGCGGGACTTCTCCACCGCTTCCCAGAACATTTCGTCAGATTCAATCGCCTGGGCAGACTCAAGCTGCCCGGATTCATTGATACGCCAGCGGTGTGAACCATAGCGGAACTCCGGAAGACGTGACAGCACATCCTTGTGCATTTCGGCAAAATGCTTAACCGAATCAAGGCCCCATAACGTAGACAGCTTATGGTCAGTGTATGCCGAAATACGAAAAAGCTGAAGATACTTGCCGGTCAGGTTCTTTTCATTAATCAGCTGGTCGAAGTCGGCCATCAACTCCTGTTCCTTACCCTGAAGGGAACCAGCCAGCAGGTCATCAATGCCCTTTTCGTTGTGCTCGTTTTTCTGCACATGGCCGACATAGATTTCTACGTAGAGTTCTCTGTTCCGGAGAGAACCCATATAGTCACGGAAGTTACGCGCTGCATAGTAGAAATTACGCGGACGCTTCTCTACCTGGTCATTGATACGTATGTTGGCCGAAAGGTCATTCCAATCGGAGTCCATAATGAAAAACACTTCCTGGACATGACACTTTTCGATGATTCGAATCAGGTCTTCAGGAAGACGGCCACCGCAGGCAATGTTCTGTATACCGGATATAGCCAGCGAATACATGCCATGCTTACAGGCTTTTTCTGCTTTCTTCTCACCTTCCTGGATGAAGAGTCGCTGCAGGTGTTCACCTTTGTTATAAAGCTGACGGATTTTGTCCGGAATGTATATCGGAGTACCGCCCCCATAAGGTGAACGGTACTTGAAGGGTTTGCCTTCTTTATCCAGGTGTTCCTCCGGGTACTGCCAGCGAACACGGAAGTATTCGCGCATTTTGCCGGTCGGTTTTCCCTTTGCGTCTTTCTGTTCATAAGTAACAGGTTTCCCCTCGAGGTCATAATACTTGATAATTACATCATCGCCATTCAAGTCGATGTCACCTTTTGAATTGACCGTACCTTTGCTGAAGGTATGGGATATTGTCACTGTACGGTTAGTGGTGGAATCAAATACATGTGCTACCACATCGTCCATGGTAAGTCCTGAACCCTGAAGCATAGCAACACAATAAGAAGAAGCGTCCAGCCCCTTAAGCTCTTTAGAACCTTGTTTGGGTTTTGTTATCTTTGGTTTCGCAGGAACAGGAGAAGAGGTAATATCCACCCCAAATCGTTTAGCCAGATACAATAGCGCATCGTTGAACGCCATGTTCTGAACCTTCATTAAGTAGGTGAGAGCGTCATGACCGCCGACGTTGCACTTATTAAAGCACCCATATAGTTCCTTTTTTGAATTGTAATTGAACGTATTCTTACCACATACCGGGCATTTACCCCGGTAATCGTACCCTTTTTGCTCTTCCATGTCCTGGAAGTCTCTAATGACTTCCAAGACATGCCCCTCGGCAGCTCTTTTGATTCTGTCAGTGTTATCTTTGGTTATATATTGGCTCATATTCTGGTTATTTTTTGCAAAGGAAAAAATTAGAAAGTTGCTGCAAAAGGACTATTTCTTAGTAACTATCTCCAACCTGACTCGCCCAGGCAGTCCATTGTTCAGGAAAAGTCGGGTGATTTTCATCCATATATCGTCTTCCGCTTCGTAAGGGGCAAACGCCCGGATAATCTTACGAGCATGATATTTTTGCATCCTACGGCGTTTTACCAGGTGCAATCTATTCAGTTTTACACTATCTTTTTTTCTTGTCATGGTTTTTCTTTTTTATGAAGAATTTGTGCTTAGCACGCAATCTTCGGTTCAATTCTGAAATACGGTCGTATTCAGTGGGTATGTCTTTATATGTCACCATCTAATAAAACTCCTGCTATATCTCGAGAAAGCACATCAAGAATAAATATCCGTTCATTCTCTGTGTAATTTTGAATATGTTCCCGGACAAAACCAAGTTCCATCCGAGCTACCTCCTTCAGCTCTTCTCCCCTTGGAGAGAGATAACCGATACCGGCTATCTCGGCCGATATTTCCGGATTTGTATTTTTTGTTCGGTCTGTCATGATTATTCCTCTTCTTCTATAATTTTCTTCCCACAAAAAGGGCAGTACTGGTAAGTTAAGTCAATACTGCTTTGACTTTTACAAAAGGTACCATCCTTCTTTTTCTTTCGATATAAAACCTCTATAGAAGGAAGTAAACGTATCTTTCCATTAATAGGCGTAAATACACCTCGTATCATTGCATGGGGGTCACCTGTGGCCTCTCTCACTTTCTCATTAGCTTCTTCAAAACAATTACATGCCATAATCAATCCTCCGTAATATATCCATCTTCAAAAAATTCCTCATCGTCTGCACCCGAATCATCAATCCTACCACAATCAAGATATGGGATTCTATAACCACTCACAGATGATTGTAAATCGTCTTTATGCTCAAAATCGTCATTAAGATAGGCTTGTAAAGTCCATTGTTTCCCAAATACTGTACAACCAGTATCTCTCAACTTTTTGATATTTCTTGCTATATTTTTTGCAAGGCGTATCTGTTCTTTTGTAAATAGTCCTGTATCTGAGTATTTCATAATCAATCCTCCTTTTTCTCGAAAACTTTAACTGGGAACCAGTATATTTTACTCTGTTTTTTTGATTCGTCATATACCATTTGTCTGACTTTGAATACCATATCGACATCCCGAGAAGCAGATTGGAATTTTGTTTTCATTGTAGTGGTGTCTGTAGCCATTACAATGGCAATCAATAATGTATCTATCATGATGTGTATAACTTAAAAATCGTCTTGTTTCTTTAACCGATTTGGGTCTCTCAGTTTTTTGCTGAAATCTATCAGTTCTTTAAGGTCATGTACAAGATTATCCAAATCATCATATCTTTGCTCAACATTATATAAGATTGTTTGCTGACGTGTAGTGGCTTCTCCAACTTCTTGTATGCTCAGGTATTTCTCATATCTTTTCTTTGTTTTAGCCAGTTCTTTTTCCAATGCCTTTGTTATTATCTCACCAGCAAGGTCCATTTCTTCTAATGTAAATCCTATGTATTTGTTAAGAAGCATCGGAGATTTTAGGTTGGGTGAAGTGACGTATTCCATAAAATCAAATTATTTAAGTACAATTAATTCCACATATTAGGTCTATCTTTAATTCTCTTGAGGTAAGCGGCAATTTTACGGGAAGCATCTTCCCCGTTTTTAACGAATATCCTGGTATGGGTTTTGTCACCAGGTATCGCTACATACCTACCATTCTTTTCAAGTTCCCGCTGCCGTTCTATTTTCAATTCAGTACCGGAAGGATTCTTTTCGAGGTCTACCTTTCGCGGAATTAACGGGTCGCCTTCTGTTATCATATCATTAAAGTTTAAGTTTAACCATTCATAGATTTATAACACGAGATAAGTTCTGCAGTATTATTTACACCCAGTCGAGCTCTCATATTGTTGCGATGCCGGATCACGGTAAATACAGAAATATTCATTTCATCTGCTATCTGCTGGTTAGTCATACCTGAAGCTATCAACTCAAGGATATTTTGCTCTTGAGTAGTCAGCTTAGTATTGAGAACCGGGGAACAAACTACACCACACAACTTACAGTCAGCTGTGTTTCGTAACGGGCATGACACCTGCTCGATATGCAGATTTCCTCGCAAGTCAATATCCAGCTGGAGCGTATCAAATGAACCGAAGTTACACCTGCAGAAACGGTGAACCATCATAAACTCATAGTAGGAACGGTTCATGCTGCTTCGTGAATATAATTCAGATAAGGCTGCAAATGCACCCGGGTATCTGTCATTAATTAGTTGCAACATAGATTGAATAATCTCCCGATCTGTTTCTTGTAACACCTTAACCGGTCCGTTCATAGGCTTAACCATCACATCCCCTTCAGGAGTGCTATAGAATTCGATATTTGCAAAATCAATCATGGCTTAGGAAATAATTCTTCAATGGGACGACCTAATACTTCAGATATAATTTTTTGTTTTAGAGGCGGTGGAGTAATTTGTCCAGATAACCACCTGTACACCACAGACTCAGAGGTCTGTGTTTTCTCCATGAGCAGCTTCACAAGTTGTGTTCGCTCATTAGGCTGGGACTTGATGTCAGTAAATACCATTTTTTCAAGATTTTAGTTAATAATGGACGTAACTGAATCTTTTTTTACTATTTTCGTCACGTCAGAAAACTTTCGTCACGCAAATATGCGTAGTATTTTTCGCATATCAAAGTAATTATGCGATAAATATTTCGCATTAACAGTATATAACAGATGGGAAATAAGAAGACTAATAGTGAGCTAAAAGAACGAATGCTGCAAATATGCGCTGAATTGGGACTATCAGCCAACAAGTTATCAGAAGATAGTGGTATGAGCCGTGAGTATATCCGACAAATGAAGGACTATATATCACCTGAAATGTTGCGGTACATATCTCGCACATATCCCCACATAAATCTTATATGGCTAATAACCGGCGATGGGGACATAGTTAATAAGGCTAATGGCGAGGAAGTATCCTTGCTAATACGAATGCTGAATGAAGAGCGCGAAAAGAATAAATATCTCAGCGATAAAGTATCCCAACTCGAGGAGGAATTAAAAAAAATTAAGTCCTGAGTGCATTTGTAAGTCATTTGTACTCAGGATTTTTATATATCGTAATCCGGGACAATATCGGGACAAAACGATATTATAAGCTGCACAATAAATTATAGAACATTATTGATAATCAAATAGATAAGACGCTAAACATTATGTAATAGAATCCAGTCACCCCGACTGCTGAAAATCAAGGAGTTAAGATAAACATCTTAACTCCTTTTTTTTGATTCCTACAACAAATCTACAACATTTTTCCGGGTCAACGTAAAAACCTGAGGGATTTATTGTTTAGGCATAAATTTTAGTCAGTCTGTACAAAAAGAATGCCTTGTCTTTAA